ATCTTTATCTACCATTTTTTCTACTCCTTAATATGCTTAGCATATTCTTCTAGTGGCACACCTAATCTTTTCGCTATTGCTACTTGACTCGGTGTGAGTTTTATAGTTCTACGTGATCGAGCTCTAGTAGTTCCAACACCTTTGCTAGAACCAGCTACCGTCTCTCTCACCTCTTTTTGAGTATTCCCTAATTTATGAGGGAAAGACTCAGCAAGTCTTTTATCTACTTCTTTATAATATTCATCAGAAGTAGGATCATAACCTTCACCTTCTGTAAGCTGTCTATGAAACGCAAAAGCTGCAGTTGTCATAGCTAGGTCATCCCCAAACCACTCATTTTTCTCTGCCCAAGCTTTCGCTTTTGGATCAGGCTGTGGAGCCTGTTGTTGTTGCTGGGCAGGTTGAGTCCATTTAGGAGCTACCTGTTGCTCACCTTGAATAACTTCTGTTTCGGTTTCAGCTTCAGGTTTTACCCTTTTTAAGCTTTCTTCCTCAACTGCTAACTTGGCAAGGTCTTTTTGAGATTCTAATAAAGCGTCTGTATCTCCTGATTCATACGCCTTTTTGTATCTCTCCTGTGCCGAGTTTAGTTCTGAAGATACTCGTGTACTATATTCATCATATAGGTTCTTATCGGTTTTTGAAAGTTTATTTTTTGTTTTATTTAATTCATCCTGAACAGATTGAGCATATTCTATGGCTGCTTGTTCTCTTCTTTCTGATTCCCTAACTTTATAAGTTAGTTTATTGATACGTTTTTTAACGCCTTCGCTGTAATCTTCAATCTCGTCTTCTTGAACAGATTTAGTTACTTCTTCTTTTTCTACTTTAGCTTCAGTTTCTTCAGTTTCACTCTCGGGTAGTTCAACTTCAGTCCCTTCATCCTCTTCTTCTATTGCTTGCATAGCTTCTTCTGCCATGTTATTCTCCTTATATGTGCGTAATTAATTAAGCTGATTGTATGTCTTCTGGGTTAGAGACTACAGCTAAGATTTCATCATCGTTTAATAAACGCAGTTCGCCACCCTCAATTTTGAGTCTAGCTCCTGCATACCTTCCAAATATCACCCAATCTCTTTCTTGACACCATGCCCCTTCAGGGAATTTATTCCCGTCACGATATGCGTCTGGACCAAGTGCTACCACAAACCCAACATTAGTGCCAATACGTTCTTTTTCTAACACTGAGTCTGCTAAATAAATACCACCTTTTGTCTTTTGTTTAGGACTAAAAGGTAATATTAATATTCTGTATCCCGTAGGTTTAGGGAGTTTTGATTGTAGATCCTCATCTTCATGAACACTTTCTGGAGTAACACTGGGTGTCGGTTCCTTGATATCCGTGAATCGTTCTACTTTATTGGGGATTGGTTCTCCGCCTGAACCGAAGGCTTCTATATTTTTTGACATTATTCGTCATTATCCTTATGCAAGTCTTTTATAAGTGAGAGAGTAAACGACAGACTTGATATTTCGCCTACTATCTTGTGATAACTTTCAAAGTTTTGTATTCCACCACCTGCAAGAGTTTCTTTAAGTTGCTCTTGTCGTTCAATAATCTGTTTACGCAGTTTATCTAACATTATTTTTTTCTAGATTTGGCACCACTACACTTCCATCTTTTTCTTGATAGATTGTTAGGGGTGTTTGGGTTATTCCTTTTCTTTTTAGATAACCTCTTTTTAATTCCTAAACTTCTAGCACAATAAGAGTCACCTTTGGATGTTCCTGGTTTGACTCTTGGTCCACCACCTTTAGCTTTACCTGCTTGTCCATAACTAACTCTTTTACCTGACTTAGTTACCTTAACTTTAGCTTTCCCTCTTCTTGGCTTAGCTCTAGCCACCTTGTTGTTGTCTCCTACGGTTAGCGTTACCTGATAAAACTTCTCCTCCGTGCTTCATCATCTTAAAATCAGCACCTGATAATTTACCGTCTTTATTTTTGTCAAGTTTTTTCTGACCACCGTGTAAGGCTCCACCATGAGACATTTTAACACAGTTATCAACACGTTTACCGCCTTTCATTTTAGTGCCCATTTGCTTGTATCCTTTCCAACATGCTTTACCGTCTAATCCTTTTTTCTTAGCCATTACTTATTATACCCCTTGCCTTTAGTTGCTTTACCACAACCTCTAGCCATTCCTCTCTTTTTACTAGCTTTACCGCCTCGGTTCATTTTCTTAGGCTCACCGCCTCGATTCAATTTCTTCATACCTCTATTCATTACGGTCTCCTTAAGTGTTTTTTGGTGTTAGTCATTGACCCACCTTTAGTTTTCTTCACCATATCTGAATCTTTCATTATAGACCCGTCTGGCATTTTATGATAGCCTTTAGGTACTTCACCACCGTTTCTCATGCGTCTACGGTTAGCGTTACCACCCATCATTTCCTCAAAATTAGCTTTATTTAACATTATACACCTTTAGTCCTAGTATCTGAATCTCTTACGTCTTTTAGTATATCACGATAATCTTTACGCATACCTTCTTTTTCTTTTATTAAGGCTTGTTCTCTTTGTTGTGCTATTTTCATTTCTGCTATAGCTTCGGTTGATTGTTGTTTTAGTAAGTCAACCTCAGCTTTTAATTGATCGCTTTGTGTTTTCTGTTGTATCTCAGCTTGTTTTAATTGTACTAACGGTTCTACTTGAGCGTTTTGTTGTGCTTGTATTAATGCCTGTTCTTGTCCTGTTACTTGTTGGGTAGCTTGTGCTGCTGCGGTTGCTATCTGGTTCATTACTTCTGGTGGCATTTCACCTTCGCCCATTTGTGGTAACGGTTGACCTATAGCTTGTTCAATTTGTTGTCTATACTTCATAGCTTGATGTTCTTGTATATTAGCTTGAATTGTAACCGTGGCACTTTGGTTTTGTTGTACCATTGGGTTTTGTAAGAATGAACTATGACTAGCAATATAGGCATCGTGATTCTGGAAGACATACGCCTGTATGGGTTGTCCTGTTAGTGCTGCTTGTTGCTCTGTTATTGGGTCACGGGCTGGTACTTCAGCTTGAGGCGGTAATAAAGCGTCTATGTTTTTAACTTCTAGAGCTTCGTACATACGTCTGTATGCTTCACGTAAATCATGTATTTCTGGTGCTGCTCTAGCCATTTCTAGTTCTTGTTGGGCTAACATTACCCTTTGTGCCATACTGAATATGTTTGGGTCACTTACGGGTACTATATCAACTTTAGCGTCAAAATCAGTAGCTTTTATTTCTCTGCTGGCTCCTGGTACCTCGTATGGGTAAACTGGTGGTAAACTTTTACTAAATATATTAGCTAGTAGCCTAAATTCTTTTTTCTGGGCATAATGCATACGTTTGTGTATAGCACTCATTACTTTACTGCCCCTTTCTAACATAGCGACTGTAGTACCTACTGGTAACTGTTGAGAGCCGATATCCCCAACATTCATGTCCGCAATTGAAGCAAAACGTCTTCCAGAGTCAATAATTATGCCTAATAGTTGACTTAATACGTTACTAGGCTCTTTATAGGGCAAAGGCATCAATGCATCACGAATTACTCCGCCTGGAACGTCAACATCTCTAAATTCTCCTGGTCTAAGTGGCTCATCTTCGCCTTGGACTCTCATTCCACGTGCTTTAAAGCCTGCAGGGAGGTTACTTAGTGTACCAGCGTCTACTAATTGACGTAAAATCGCGGTTGCGGACTTAGTTAGTCCTCCAATCATGTGAATTAGCCCAAATCCGTAAAAACCTAGCCCTGGAAGGAATTTATAGTGTACAAAATACTCTTTTTTATTGAATAATTCGCTTTCTGCTTCCCAATTACGCCTTATTGACAGTATTTCACCCTGTTCTTCTAGTATTGTTACTACATAAGGCACCGCAAAACCATAATCATCAACTTCTGACAGCTCTAAATTGACGTGCATCTCTAAAACTGTGTATTCATCATAGTCTGTCATTGATGGAGATATGCCTTGTAGCTCATCCATCTTTTCTTTTGCTTCGTTATAGTCTACATCGGGGTTAGCTTCACCTATGTTTACGTTACGGTAAGTACCGTTTAGTTGTAATTTCTTTAAATCGTTGCCCGTCATGGTCATGGTGTGGGTAAAACGTGGGCTAGTTTCTAAGTCTACGGTTTCATAGGCTACTACTAGGTTCTCAGCTTTAACTAAACGGCTAGTAGCCCTACCTAATAAGTTATCATAGTAGACTTTTTTAAATGCACTACCCGCTAAAGGTAGGTAAAACAGTAAACTATCCATTTCAGGGTCATATTCTTTCATGACTTCTGTTATTTGATAGTTCATAAATTCTTTAACACGCTGGTTTTGACTAGCTACTTCTGGGGTTTCTGCACCCATGACTCTAGTTTTTACTGGACCACCAGGAGGTAATAGTTCTTTATAAGATTGAGCCTGAAACTGGGTGACAGCTTCACTTAATAACGGGTGGTGTACACCTGTGGCTCCAGGGAAAGGTTCTTCCCTCTCTTCAGTTTTAATACCTAGTAGGTCTAAACCTTTACTAAAGGTATCAAGCCAATCTTGTCGAGATTCTTTGTCTGAATCATAAGCTTCTAAAAGTTCACTAGCTAATGTAGATAAGTCTGAGGAGTCTAGTGTCTCAGCAAGATTAGCCTGATGATCTGTGGCGGTTACTGATTCTGATTCAAACATAGGTATGACGTTGCCGTCGGGACCTATTTCAAAAGCAGAAGTCATATCGCCTTGTATATTCATTTCTTCGGGAAGCTGTACTTCCATCCCCATAGGTTCTTGGGGTGCCTGACCTTGAAGCATATCCATAATTTCTATGTCTATTGCACCGTTTTGGTCAGTGTTAAATTGGTCTTTTTCTATAGCCATGGTTAATAATAACTTACTTTACGTTTGTAGTATAGTTCTTCTTCCTCCCAGTCGCTAGGTAATCTAACGAATCCACCTTGTCTAAACCTAAGCATAGCCTGAGTGGTTGAATCTACTAAGTCGTCGTGATCCCCAGCGGGAAAAACAGCACACTCCTCAATAACTTCGTTAGCCCATTTAGTATCTGGTGCCCATACCATACCCGACTCAAAAAGTGGGGTACTAGCGTTTACTCTAGCAATCTTATCATTTCCTTTACTAGGAGTAAAGTTCTGTACGGGAATACCTATGTTCCTAAGTTCTTGAGTGAGCGGTATACCACTAGCTTTATTCTCTATAATTACTACGTCAGGTGACCAATCGTGATATTGTTCTAGGGCTACGCCTTTAAGTTCAGGGAATGAGTATTTACCTTTTATACAATCTAATAAAATTATATGGGCTACTGTGCCGTCGTATAGTTCTTCGCCTATGGTGCCTTCTGGGTAGAATACTCCCCATGTAGTAATAGCTGAATAGTCTGCTGATGAACTTTTTAAAAAAGCAGTATCGTAACTTTGAATAAGGTAATCGCACACGGGTGGTTTTTCTTTATCCCACTCCATCCACCATTCCCGCCTAATTAGTGCACCTTCTTCACTGGTTGGATTCTGCATGTATTGGGCGTGCCATTTAGGACCGCCACGTAAACTAGCTTTTACGCCTTCTAGTTCTTCTAGTTTCCAGTATTCTGGCCATAAGGGTTTACCGCTAGGTAAAATGGCTGGTAGTTCTATAACTTCCCATTGGTCAGCTTTAGGGTCACGGGCTGCATCTTTTAATAGTTTACCCGTAAGGTCGTTAATATTCCAGCGGGTCATAACTATAACAATAGCCCCTCCTGGCTGTAACCTTTGACGCGGACCACTAGTATACCAATCATAAGTATCTTCCATGGACTTTGGGTTCATGGCGTCTTGTTCAGAATGCGGGTCGTCAATAATAAACAAGTCCGCACCCCTACCCGCTAATGCACCACCAACACCAGCAGCATAATACTCGCCTTTTAATTTAGGGTTGGCTTTATCTTGGGTTTCCCATTTACCTGCTGCTTTTGAGTCTGGGTTAATTAATACATCAGGGAAAACTTTTTGATAGTCTTCCGTTAGCATTAAGTCCCTAATCTTACGACCAAATTTAACAGCTAGGTCTGCGGTGTGGGTCGCCTGAAGTATTTTCAGTGAGGGGTTACGACCCACAAGATACGCAGGAAAGTAATGACTCGCGAACTCACTTTTAGTGTGACGCGGAGGCATATTGATTATTAGACGTTTTATTTTACCTGTGGCTATACGGTCAAAAGCATCAGCCATCTTTTTATGGTGAGCCCCGCCTATAAAACTTGGCCACTGGTTTTTAACAAAGTTCATAAAGCCACTTTGACAGCGTTCAACTTCTTGTATTTGTTCTAACCTTTCGGCTAGTTCTAGATGTTCTTTTAGTACCGACTCGGGTAGTTCGGTTAAATTAGAGTCCATAGTTCAACGGCATTAAACTAGCTACCCCACCATGTTTCATTCTAAACGTTTGAAAAGATGATTTTAATTCTGGGCTAAGTATTATCTTTAAATACTCTTGACCGTACTGGTCGGTGTATTCAGTAGGGTTAAGCTTTACTCCGTAATCTTGTTCAGTTTGTTTTATAGCTTTTTTATAAAAATCATTATAACTTTTAGCTCGATTTATACTTCTTTTATCAGGTTCGGCTTCTAATACTCTGACCCAATGATTGTCTTGGTTTTCTGATACACCTAAAAATTTACCATCCTTGTCATATTGAAGCTTAATGCCATCTTTATCTTTGTATTTTTTCACTATAAAAGGCACCATTTTAGGCGGTATTATATGCGTATCACCAGAAGGGGGTGCTAACGATCTGGCACCGTTAGGGAATAATGCGTATGGTGAATCGTTTTTGACCGCAGTTTGTAAATCTAATTTAAAACCGTCAGTAAACCAGTCTGCACTCCTAGGCAAGTTTATAGGTTTAATACTATCTACTAACCCTTGATTGTACTTAGCTAATACTCTTAATTCTCTCTGTTCTTGTCTATTTACTAATTCAGTAAAATCTTGTGCTGCTTGATAATATCCTGGGTCCCCTTCATTTAAAGAAGAGAGTGTACGTTTTTGTTCTGCGATATCTTCAGAATGTTTTTTCAAAAGCGTACCGAATTCTTGATTGAATTCGTCGAGTTTATTAGTATTCACTAAATGATTGTGTAACACCTCTCCATGTCCACTACTACTGATTCCTCTAGTTTTTAACATTTCACCTACTGCTTCAAAATCCCCAGAATTTATTCTAGCGTGTAATGATTCATCTCCTCTTAATGCTATATTATTAAATTCATATTGAAGATCTCCAAGATCAGTACCTGACACCCTCGAAGCCATCATTTTTTGATCTTTACCTAATCCATAAGCGTCACTTTGAGCTTCTTGTTTTACATATACGTTAGCATCTCCGTCTATATCTTCAATCGTATATCTTGAGTGCATGTATTTATTAGTTGTGGGTGATTCAATTTGCGGAATTTTTTTACCTAAAGCTAAATCATCATGACTTTTATTTACAAAACTTACTTTAGGGCTAGGTTCCTCAAGACTAGGTTTTTTACCGTAAATACGTCCGTCATCATACATATTAAATACACGTTCACCGTAAGTACGGGAAGTCTGTTCTGGAGAATTACCGACTGTGGTAGTTGGGCTGTCAAGGTCGTAAAGTGGTCTTCTAGTAGTAAAGTTTGAGTAACCTTTATTTGA